CTATCTCCGGCTTGGGCTAGATAGCCTTCTCCCATGGTGGAGGCGAGTGACCGAGCGCGCGCTTGGTCAATCGCAGCTTGGCGGTCAAAAGGGTCGCGCTGGCGTTGAGTTGGTTGAGAGCCAAACCTTGCGCTATCTCCGGGTTGGGCTAGATAGCCTTGCGGCATATCTTCTCTGCTAGTGCCCGGGTTTACCAGCATGCCGGAATATTGCGGCGTATTTGGCGCGCCACCTTGCATTGGAAGTGCCCCGGGGGAACTGGGTGCGCCGCCCTTGCCGCCCGGTGCAGGAGGTTGCGAAGCTTGTGAGGGTTGGCCCGGAGCACCGCCCTTGCCGCCCGGCGCAGGAGGTTGTCCAGCAGTCATGGGGTTGGGCTGCTGCATGGGGGTGGGCTGATACATAGGGGTGGACGGCGTTAGGCCGTATGGTGTTGTATTAGGGGTTGGTTGGCCACCCATCGGGGTCATAGGTTGTTGTGCACTCATTTCTTTTTCCTTCGAGCCGCTTGTACTCTTCTAGGTTTACCCGCCGGTTGGCCTAGACGTTTCTTTTGTGCGATACGCTTGCGCTTCTCCGACGTAGTCATCTCAGATGACGTTTTGGGTGTCTTGCTGGACACCCGTTTTGTCGGTCTGCAATACGGCGTACCGCGTTTTTCACCCTTCTTACGTCCGCAAGCTTTGCCTGTACGTACGTCTTTCCAGTCTTCCTTAAACCAGCGCTTAAGAGCGGCACCTTTTGCTGTCTTACGAACGGCCACTCTTAGTACCCCAATTCTTAGCGCCTTTCTTACGGCACTTAGCGATAGCGCCCGAGGCATAGGCGGATGGGAAGACCTTATACCGAGACTTGACCTTATTGTAGCAGGCATCCTTAACGGAGCCACCCTTGGCCATACCCTTCGGCATTTTAGACTTCATCATCTTACCCATGCCACGGCAACTACGCATGTTAGACCATCCGACCCTTGGTCAGACCGCGCTTGGCGATACCACAACCCTTGTGGTTTACCTTGCCGCCCTTGGCCATCTTGTGGACCTTACCGCCGCACTTCATGCCCCTAGGCATACGCTTACGTAGCTCCTTAAGGCTTTCTGCTTCCCGCTTTTGTTCGCGATTACCACGTTCAACTGCACCCTTATCGAGTTCCTTCGACTTACGCTCCGCCTCTTTACGGTCAGCGTCGCGCTTTGCAGTGCGTTTTTCAAGGTCATCCAGTTTCATGGTGATCACTGGTCCACGTTTACCCGGCATCGTTAGTATCCTTACCCAAAAGTTTTTGAACAGTACGTGTTTCGTAAATACGAATTCCCGTCCATACGACGGTAAACAACGCGGCGGCAGCGGGGAGAAATTCAGCCAATGTACCTAACACCGTAGCTATAGAAAGCCCGTCTACTACGTGCTTTACTGTTTCCGAAGGATGGATCACACTCATTTTAACAATCCCAAGCTCTAAGCGATTTATTAATCCGCGAGTTTGGGTCGCGGGCGGTTTTGGCCGAAGTTAGTTTCTTCTTCATGCCCTTCATGCGTTTGCAGAAGCTCTTGCGTCGTGCCGCCGACTTGGGCGACTTTTTGGCCTGCGCCTTTTTTACCGGCGCTTTGAGGCCCGGCTTCCCCGGATTGGCACGGTTGTAGGAAGCGCGACCCTTTGCGTTGAGTCCGCCTTTAGGGTTCTTGCCCGCCTTACGTGTCCATGCCGGAGACTTAGCCATTACATCATCTTCCCTTTAGTGCGGCCCTGACGGCAGATACCGTCGCCACGGCGGCAGTTTACTTTACCGCCCTTAGCCATCTTCTTGACCTTGCCGCCCTTGCGCATTCCGTCGTCCGGCTCACCCGGCTTTTTCTTACGTTTACGGCGCTTTTCCAGTTTGCTAGCAACCATAGGCATAAGCCCAGCAGCAGGTCCCAAGGCATCCCCGGCGGCCACCAGACCCTTACCGAGAATCCCCTCTCCAGTAATCGCACCGCCAAGTGGCGAAATATCACCGATCTTAATGCCCATCAGACTAGTCCTTCTTCATGGTCTACCATGGGATATAGCACATCTTCGCCGAAATTACCGACATATTCTTGCACGCCCATGTGGCCTAAAGTAATTGTTGGGTCGATCCAGACTTCATAGCCTGCTTCTCTTGCGCGGTCACAGAATAGAAAGTCTTCGCCGATGTAACCCTCAGGGGTTACTTTGAAATCAAACACAGCGTTAAGCTGCTTATCTGCACGTTGATCGTAGTATCCCCACTCCGGGTGAGCGCCGACCAAATCCGTAAATACGTTGCGGTTAACCCACATGAAGGCCGTAGCCACACGCTCAGCACGAACTAGCCCCATACCGTTCATGGTAATATGGCCGTTCTCGTCTTGGTCTAGGTCGGTGATATAGCGCAGTTTCTCATCGCGCACGCGGGGAGGCGCAGCCACGATGCCCTTGTCCGGGTCAGAACCCCAAGCCATCAAACGCAGAATAGCATCTGGCTCGAAGTTGATGTCGCTATCAATGAAAAGAAGTTCGGTGCACTCAGAGTCAAGGAAGTCACGAACAAGTAGGTTGCGGGCACGCGAAACCACGGAACAGCCGCAGATACTTCCGATCTGCAAACTAATCCCGTGGCGAGGCGCGGCCTGCGCAAAACGAGCAAGCGATACGGCCAACTTCAAGGATACCTTAAAGTCGTACGCGGGAAGCGCGATAAATATACTACGGCCCGCTAGATCGAAGCCCTGTTCGTTTTGCATAAATCACCCATAAAATACGACTACTGACGCTGTGTTAGTAATCGTACCATATAGGCCCGTCTTTGCAAGAATACCTTGGTCTGGAATGACGACATCATAAGCACCGCCATTCGCGACCGATGGCGTATTGATGGTGAGCAGCGTGCTACCCCCACTGCCGTCCGTTATGACTACCGAGCCAGCGCTAGCGCCGCACTCGATGTGGAGACTCTTGATGCGTACGCGACCGAGGTCGTTGTTCGCTTGGTCTTTAAAACTTGCTGCGCCAGCCCCTAGGGGCTTGGTAGCAAAAACGTCTGTTTGCTGAGCCATAGGAAGACCCTCCCTATGAACCTATTAACCAGCCGAAACCGTGACGACGCCGCTGTTCGACCAAAGCTGTCCAGCAACGCTGGGGTCCGAAGTTGGGAGACCCGAAAGGATAATCACGCTGCCCGTAGCGGTGAGGTTGGTTGTGGTGGTCGGTCCGCCAGAAAAACCGTTGTCTGAAGCGACGGGACCTGAAAAAGTAGTCTGAGCCATTATAAATACTCCGTGTAGTAGCACATCCCCGTACCGTCTCTACTACGTCTGCTAGGCCAGTCGGTACGAGTTATTTACCTAGTAGTTAAGCTTTACCACTTATGTGGTAAAAAAGAAAGGGGAGGAACTTAATCCTCCCCTTCCCCCCTGTTTCCTTAGGCAGCGCCTTCGGAACCGTACATGCCCAGTGGGTCGCTCCAGCCGAAGCTGTAACGCTCACGAGCCTTATAGCGTACGTTACCGGTGTCGAAGTCACCGTCCATGCCAGTAGACATTGGCGTACGGACAAAGTGCTTCAGACCGTTAGGTACGTCGGTCGTCAGGAACCAAGCGTCGGTGTCGGTCAGGAAGTGGTTAACTGTGTAACCCTCCGGAATCGCACCGTTTGACTTGATTGCGTTGATGTCGTTGTCAGCGGTGCCAACACGACCTTCCGTTTCAAGCAGGCGAGTCGCAACGAACTGAAGGTCCGAAGGAATAACCAGCTTGCGAGGCTTAGCTGCAATCAAGAGACCCCGCTCGTCTGTCCACCCAGCAATTTGGATAACAGCCGCTTCGAGCGAAGTTTCGTTGAGGTCAGCCGCAACCGCCGGAATGTTCGAGTTCGTGCCACCTGAGACCAGTGGGTGTGAAGCCGAGAACAGTGGTACGCCATCGCCGCCGACAAAATCGGAATCGAAGCCGTTGTTCAGGACCGCAGCAGCCTTAGTCTGCTTGGTGTACGACATCGCACGGGCAAGCGCCTTAGTATAACGAGCCGAGAGGCTGTCATACAGGTTGTCTTCAATCGCTTCTTCCGTGAGCGAGAACCCGAGGGCAATCGTTTCATGGTTGTAGCGAGCAGTGAAGACTTCCTGAGCGTTGTCGTAGGAAATCGCCGAACCTTCGTTCTTAACCGGAGCAGCCGAGAAGCCCGACAGCTTGGTTTCTTCTTCGAAGCTACGCTCTGAAGATTCAGTTTCGAAGATTTCCTTGTGCTCTTCGCCGTAACGCGAATATTCAAGACCGAACAGGGCGTTCAGTCCCGGCAGAAGCTCCTTGAGGAGTTGTGCGCGTGAAATTGCCATTGTTCAGTCTCCTTATACGCCAGTAGCGTTGTTGTACTGGTGCATACCGGCATTCCACTTGACGATAACTTCGGTGTAAGAACCGGGGTTACCAGCAGTGTGGGTTTCAGGCACGACATCAATGATACGCACTGGGAACGTTGCCGTTGTGCCAGTGGTGTCGTCGATAGCGACCTTAGAGTTGCCAGTGGCAGTGTTGCCAGCGTTCTGAGTGAGCACAGCGTTGTTACCAACCGCAGTGCGGTTTACGTAGCCAACAGTCGTGCCCGACGAAGTAACCGCGACTTTGTACAGCGTGTCTGGGTCATCAACAACAAAAGCGTTAATGTCAGAGGCTGTAACGCCGCCGGGGTAGTATTGACGGAAGGTCTTTCCGAAGGTTGCGTCTGTGTAAGAACAACCCATGAAAACACCAACCGGAGTTGCAGCATCAGTACCGGTGTCTTTCGACAGAGTTCCGTCCGAATTGAGCTTAACTACGTCGCCAAAGAAAATAGCTGTAGCTGAACCCGAGTCGATTGGAATCTGGCGAGTGGAACCGGCAAAGACCTGCCCACCAATCAAATTGATTGGCAGCAGCCCGTAAGGGGCATCTACAGAAGGATATGCCATTTATAAGCTCCTAGCTTATTTGCCTTTACCAAATGATGTCGAAGACCGTTTCTCGTTAAAGAGTGGCATCCGAACATCGCTCTCGCGCATAAAATTATTGTCTACGGAATCCATCTGGGCTTTGTTTTTACCGGAATAATAATCCCGGCGTTGATTCATAAACTCAGTCGGAATCTTGCAGAGCAACAAACCTGCGACTTCGATGTTGTCTTTGAAGCGGCTATCTTTATCCACAAACAATTCAAACTTTGGCTGCTCTTCAATTCGGACAGCTTCCCACCCCTCACGCATCTTTTTGGACAGGTTTGGAGCGTCAGACTTTCCTAGTGAAGAAACTCGAATCCACCGATAGGAGTATCCGGGTTCTCGATCTGGCTCGGGCAAAATTGATGCCGGTTGCCAAGATTTAGGGCGTTCTGCCGTAGTACGAGTAGTTGCTTCGCGTGTGATTCTAGTCTGTGTCATGTTATGCATTCCCCATCTTCATAAGTTCCTTCGCATACTGCTCCGGAGTTAGTCCCAAACGTTTAGCTATTGCTATCTGAGACTTTTTGAGCACGATCTTTTTGGGGGACCGGCTACGAGAAGCTGGAGCGACAACTGACGCAGGGCGAGCCGCACGTTTTTGTTCCGCTTCATCTTCCCCGAAATATTCAGGAAAGCGACGACGCATCGTTTTGTCGATAGCGTCCCAGTATTCGTCGGTGCCCACAAATTGAGGGCCACGTTCTTTAGCGAGCTTCTGGTGAAGCCCAAGTGCGGAGGCAGTCATCTCTTCATCAGCACCCCACCAACTATTACGCTCTTGCCACGCAATAGTCTTACGGTCCACCTGAGATGGTTGCATCTGTTGTGGCGATTCTACCTCTTGTTCCGGCTGTTGTAAAGTCGGTCGGTAATTATTTACTTGCTGAAGCGCATAATTGGCGTTGTTTAGTTTTTCTTGCGCCTCGATTACTTTATCGGTGTCACCCGCTTCATACGCTTCCCGGTAAGCACGTTGCGCAGACTCGCGTTCGTATTCTGCGGCCCGTCTGTACTGCGCAATAAGGTCTTGTTCGCCAACACTAAGCGTTTGCTTCAGCCTGCGGTTTTCTTCCATCAGCTTCTGCGCAGCGTGTAGCGCTTCTTTTTGCTCACGCAGAACGCGCTCTTTCTCGCGGCGCTCGTCATGCCAGACTTTCTTCATCTGTTTGAGGCGGGTCTTGACCTTATCCGAGTACTCATCGAGTTCGTCAGCTTCGAGTTCTTCTACAATCTCCTGCGGCATAGGCTCGCGCCCACGGTCTTCCTCTGGAGTATCGTCTTCGATTTCAAGCTCTGGAGCTTCCTGCTCTTGCTCTTGCTCTTCTTCGATCTTGAATTCTTCCATGTGTTCTTCTTCAGCCATCATAGCCTCCTATGCTCGGGTAATACCGCGTGGGTCTTCCACTACGGCTTCAACAGAATCGTCGTTA